GCGTCTGGTGATGGTGTTGTTACCAATGATGGTGGAACAATGCGTCAAACAACCGTTGCTACGTTTGATACTTATTTCTCTGGTTCAACACAAACTTTAACTAATAAAACTTTAACAGCGCCTAAATTTGCTGATGCTGGATATATAGCTGATGCAAATGGTAATGAATTAGTTGTACTTCAAACAACTACTTCTGCAGTCAATCACTTTGATATAGCAAACGCTGCGACTGGTAATAATCCTACTATTTCAGCGGTTGGCGGAGACTCTAATATAGACCTTACTTTAGTGCCAAAAGGCACAGGAGTTGGTAAATTAACTAATGCTAATGGCACTAGTTCTACACAAAAAATAACAACAGATGGAAAAAGTATTGTCTTCTCCATGGTTTTCGGGTATTAATATAAAAGGAGAATAAAAAATGGCAACACCTAATCTAGTTAACATAGCAACCATTACACCTAAAAATGCAATGGGTACTTTAGGAGACACTAGTAGAACAACTATGATTGACGTTCCTGCAGAAACTGCAGTTAGAATTGATACAATATTATTAGCAAACGATGACGGATCTAACGCTGTTGATGCAACAGTAGAAATTAGTAACGACAACGGTACAACTTATTATAAAATTGCAAGCACTATTTCTGTGCCAGCAGATTCAACGTTAAGTCTTATTGATAGATCAATCTATTTAGATGAAACAGATCTTATAGCTGTAACAGCAGGTGCCGCAAATGATTTAGACTACCATGTTTCATATGTAGAAATGGTAGATTAATAGGAGGAAAACTTAATGCCAAAAATTAACAAAGATTTGATCCAGATCAAATCTTTTTATATAATATATGATATGAGGAAAAAATTAAATGCCTAAAATAATTAAAGTCGCAAAAGGATCTTTTACAACAGCAGATATTACTGTTGACTCAGACGGAAGAGTTATTACAGCTTCTTCAGGATCAGGTGGTGCAAATTTAGTTGCAACATTTGGAGAAACAGGTCCTGCTTCAGGAACATACACGGCACAACCAGGTGCTAATTATATAGTTGCTTACATAGGCGGAGGCGGTGGAGGCGCTGGAAGAAGTCCTGGTACCATAAACGGAGCTGCTGGAGGCTTTGCTGCTTATGCAACACCTATTACACAACCTTACTCTAAAGCTTATTCAATTGGAGCTAGAGGAACTGGACAACAGGGACAAGGTGGTGGTGGTAATGCTGGAGGAGCGACTACTTTTGGTTCTCCTGCAACAGTAACTTCAAACGGTGGTGGTGGCGGTGGAGGTCCTGGTGGATCTCAAGGAAGTGTTGGAACTGTTTCTGGGGAAACTATGGATTTAACTAGTATAGGAAGTTCTACTAAAGGTTTAATGTATAACAAAAGTATAAGAAGACAAATGGGTACAGATATTATAATGGACTCACCAAGTAATTTTGATAAGGATAACCGTACAGTATATCAAGGCCAAGGCGGAGCACAAGCAAACATAAGTTCTGAAGGTGGAGCACCAGGTGGATCTGGTTTCATCTATGTTTACGAAAACATAGGTTCTTAATTATGGCAAAAATAGTAATGTCAGCGTTAGAAGATGGTGGAGTTTATAAAGTTTTTGCTGATCAAGCAGAATTAGATGCTTCACACATAGTACAATCTGCATATACAATTGTTGATTTGTCTGATGCTGATTTAGAAAAAGTTTTAGAAGAAACAGCAACCTTTAAAGTTACGGATGGAGTTTTAGGTGTTGTTGACATATCTACTACTTGGAACAAAGAAGAGTATAAAAATGCTAAAGACAAACTTTTAGTGGTTTACAATAGTATGGATGATAAAACTAAAAAAGCTTCTTTAGAAAGTTTTATAGAAACTGTTAATGGCATAGACATAGATTCTTTAACAATAGATTCATCAGTATCTTTTTGGAAATACGTAAAATCAATAAACGGCAACGTCGGTTATCACCCTTTACAATTATTATAATTAAAAAGATTTGATCTGGATCAAATCTTTTATCCCCCTTTACTATCCCCTTTACAAATTATATAATATATACTATAGTGCCTTTATAGTGCTCGAAAGAATTATAAAGGTACAATGCAAAACTTATTTGTAATAGAAGATTTTTATACTGCTGAAAATTTCGGCTTAATGTCTAATTTTCAAAGAACGTGTAACCTGAAAGGTTTACATGTCCCTCAAAATATTTATTACCCTTCAAGACTAGAAGCTTATCCTACATGGGAATCTGATAATTTTGAAAAAGATCAAATAGAATACAACCTTACAGAAAAAACTTTAATTCAAAAAACAGGGTTTAAAATTAAAAAAATTAAATCTTTTTTTAGAAAAGTATTAACTTCTGAACTTTTAAAATCTCCCTACAAAGGAAGAAATGAATCCCTTATCCATCAAGATTCCGACAATTTTGATTGGGCTGGTGTAGTATATTTTGATAGTTTTAGTATAGAGGATGGAACAAGACTATATTCATATAGAGAACAAGTAAAGCCTGATATTATAATTGGATCTAAGCCCAATAGATGTATAGTTTTTAAAGCTGCCTTATTTCATTCGGCGGGAATAGATTGGAATAAAGATTCGAGGACTGTGCAAACATTTTTTTTAAAAACGGATGAGAATGTTTGAAAATAAAATAGAATTTAGTGCTCATGAAATATACGTCAATTTAAAAGACAGTTATCCTATACCAGCAAAAAATAATTTACCTGAATGGTATAAAAAATTAGATCATACTTGGCCAGATAAAACTGTTAAAGGGTGTGTGCCTTTTTTAGATTCAATGTCAGCGGGGTATATTTTAAAATTACCTCAAGATTTTTATTTTAACCACAACTTTACAAATGAAAAAGGGGAGAAAGATACTATTTTTGCGTGTCCAATGTCAGAAGAATCTGGTTTTTTAAATTTACATTTTGTTAATTTGAACAAACAAGGAAATGAACATCATTCTGGAAAACAAATTAAAGGCAGTCCACATTTAAAAAAAAATAATAACCAAAGCGTTTTAAAGTTTCTGAATCCTTGGAAAATAAAAACACCTTCAGGATATTCTTGTTTATTTGTTCCTCCACTTAATAATTCAGACGATAGATTTAGTATAATACCAGGTATTGTTGATACCGATACATATAATCAAGAGATAAATTTCCCATTCCTCATAAATGGAGATAAGTATGAAACTTTAGAAACAACTCTGAAAAAAGGAACCCCTTATGTTCAAGTAATACCTTTTAAAAGAGAAAGTTGGAAAATGGTGATTAAAGGAAAAAAATCACAAGACCTGGTTAAAGAAAAATTTGGATTCTCTTTAAAATTTTTACATAAATATAAAACATTATACTGGAATAAAAAATCATGGAAATAGATAGTTTTATTAGAACGTATAAAATCATAGAAAAAAAACCGTTGTCTAAATTTTTAGCTTACGTTGAAAAAACAAAAACCTTTAAGGCAGCCCCTATTGTTACTAAAAAAGGATTGCAAGTTAATACTGAAGTCAGGGATGTTAAAACGTTATTTTTAAATGATTTAGAAAAGAGTTTAACTAATGTTCATTGGTACAATTATTTTAATAGCTGTTTTTTAAGATGTTTGGAAGAATACAAACGAGAAACTAATTCTGAGTTCCTGCATTATCAAAATAATTTTGAAATGAGCGTTTTAAAATATGATATAAATAATTTTTATACATGGCATACTGACCACGGTTTTACTACTCCGAGAACCATGAGTTGCATTTTATTGTGTAATGACGACTATGAAGGTGGGGACTTGACATTTAAATTACCCAACCACGAAGAGTTTTGTGTTGAAGGTAAACCAGGTGAAGTAATAATGTGGCCTAGTAATTTCATGTACCCTCATTGCGTTAAACCTGTAACCAGTGGAAATAGAATAACAGTTGTTGGATGGTTGGTATAATGAAACATAATGTGTGGCCTTTGTTTTCATCCCCTCTTTTTTTAATTGAAACTGATTTAAAAAAAAATGAATTAAAGAAATTAGAACCAAAATTAAAAAAAGAAAAAACAATCCACAGTCCAATTAATAAACTTAGTGAGAACCCTAAACAAAATAGTTTTAATACTAGTATAGAAGGAGTTTTACAAAAAGAGGAGTATGAAACTTTAAAAGATGCTGTCGTTAAATCCATAAGATGTATTAATGATAATTATTTTAAATATAAAACTAATTTTATCATAAGTAAATCATGGGTGGGATGGGCTCCTGCAAAAAGCAGTTGTACTATTCACAGACATCAAAATTGTTTTTTAAGTGGAGTAGTTTATATTAAAGCAGAAGAAAACTGTGGAGATATTGAATTTGAAAACTTTAACCATAGGGACATATCAGTAGAACCTAGACACAAGAACACTATTTATAATGTGGAACGTTTTCGGGTAACACCAAAACCAGGGTTACTGTTACTGTTTCCAAGTAATATGTATCATAAGATACATGAAAATAATTCAAACAAAGACAGGATTTCTGTTCCTTTTGATGTTATGCCCACGTCTTTCTTAAATAAATATATTGAAAATAATGAAGTGTAAACTAATTAAAAATTTTTTGACAAAAGAAGAAATTAATCTTTGTACAGATTACTGTAGAATACAACACCGACAAAACAAATCTAATTTTGATAATCAAAACAGTAATTTGGATTCTAGTTTCTATGCAGATCCTTTAATGGAATCCATGTTGTTAAACAAAAGAAAGTTAGTTGAAAAACATTCAAAACTGAAGTTGCTACCAACTTATTCTTATTTTAGAGTCTACACTTATAAATCAGATTTACCAAAACATACAGATAGACCCTCTTGTGAAATAAGTGTTACAGTGCATATAAACTCAGACGGAACACCTTGGGAAATATATGCTGGAGATAAAAAATACAGAACTAAACCAGGAGACGCTATTTTATATAAAGGTTGTGAAGTTGAACATTGGAGAGAACCTTTTGAAGGCGACTGGCATGCACAAACTTTTTTACATTATGTAAATTCTGAGGGACCCTATAAAGATTTTTATAAGGATCAAAGAAGAATGTGGGGAGATAAAAAATGAGCTTTTTAGAAATTATGTTTTGTCATTCAATATATCATTCAACACTATCCAACGAAAAAATTAAAAAACAATTATTAAAAATCGTGTACGCTTTAGAAAAAAATGTTGAATCAAATAAAAAAACCAACAAAGGGGGATATCAAAAAGAGTTAAACTGTAAAGATTTATTCTCAAATTTAATATCTAAAGAAATTAATAAATATGAGAAACTTTTAAATTTCAATAAGAAATTAAAGCTGGATAATTTATGGTGTAATATTAATTACAAAAACAGTTATAATGTATCCCATGTACATCCCCAAGCTCATTTTTCAGGAGTCTATTATTTAAAGACGCCAACAAATTGTGGTCAATTAATTTTCACTAATCCCAATACATTTGTTGGAATGCACTCTGAAATGGAACAAGCAAGTGAGCACCCTAATTTCAAATCTCATTTTTATATAGAACCTGTTGAAAACCTATTGTTAATTTTTCCTTCTTACTTATTACATGAAGTGGAAATGAACGATTCTAATAAAAAAAGAATATCAATATCTTTTAATTTATGCATCAAATAAATATATTTACAAAATCATTATTTTTTACTGATCAAAAAGATTCGGAATTTAAAAAAGAAACTGTGAAAACAAAACAAGTAGATGTTAAAAAATTTAATAAAATTATTTCTAATTTTGTAAATGGACTATGTAAAAACTATTGTATAGATTCTCAAAAAATTGAGATTGACAATGTTTCTTTTGTTGAAGATTTAAAAAATGAAAGTAATTTAAATCAAAAATTTAAAGATTTTTTATTTCAAGGACTGTATCTAATTGATGTAGATGAAGATTGTGGTTTAATATCTTTTAAAAGAGAACCTGAAAAAATCATATTTATTCATACAGATTTTATCCCTGTTTTTAATTTCATAGCCAGAGAAAACACAGTGGTGGTAATTCCTTTTAATGTTTCATTTGATCTTAAAGAAAATAAATCAAATAAAAAAAGACAATATATACACTTTACTTTAAAATATGCCTACTGATAAAGAAGTAACTTTAATAGATGATATTTTATCACAAAAAGAAAACATAGGGTTGATCAAAAAACTTTGTTACCATCAATGGTATTTAACAAAATGTTTAGACTATGAAAATTTAATGCCTCCCTTGTTCGCAGGGAGAGGTGGGGGTTTTAGTGTTGAAACTTTACGAGATGGCAAGCCTTTTGATTCACCTCTTAATAAAGAAGCATATAAAATTACTAAAAAAATCTGTGAGCAATTAGATATTAAAAAGTATAAAATAAAAAGATTTTTATGGAATATGTATTTTCCTAGAAATCATACTGACTTTCATAAAGACGAATACACCGACGATTTTTTAAGCATATTATATAATCCACACACGACCGATGGAGGCACTTTTATTGACAATAAATTTTATGTTGATAAATTAGGCCAAGCAAAAGTTTATAAAAGTATGGTTGAACATAAAGGCAACCCTCCTTCAAAAGATGCAGTTCGTTTTAATCTTAATATTTTAATAAAATGTTTAAAATAAAAGATAAATTTTTACCTGAAGATGAGTTTTTAAAAATAAAAAATACCTTACTCACTAACACCTTCCCCTGGTACTATGTAAATAATGTGGCGTATCCAGGAGATAATGCTATAGGAAATTTTTATTTAAGCCATACCGTATATGAAGATGGAACCATATTAAGTCAACCAGCCCTTAATTTACTTGGACCTGTTCTTTTAAAATTAAACATAAAAAAACTATTTCGAGTAAAATGTAATTTTTATCCTCACACCCCTAAGATAAAAAAACACGCATTGCATCGTGATCATGATGATCCTAAATGCAATAGTGCTATACTTTACATTAATAACAATAATGGGTACACAGGATTTTCAAACCGTAAAATAAAATCTGTTGAAAATAGGGTGTTATTTTTTAAAGCACATAAAAAACATCACAGCACAACATGCACTGATCAAGATGCAAGAATCAATGCAAACTTTATTTATTTTTAAAACCTAAAGTGTATATATTGTCTTTATCAGTAGACATATTTTATAGTTCTTTCTTGTAATAAATCATCTCTGATCTCTTTCACATCAAAATTAAAAGAAATGATACTTCTTCTTTTTTTTGTCTGATTTACACCAGATCTGTGTATAACATGTGATGGAAAAACAATAAAATCACCTTCTATAACTCTTAATGAAATAGCTTTATTTAAATTAAGAGGATCTAATAATTGAGTGTATTGATGATCATCAAACTCTAGATAATACACACCTGTAAAATTATTGGCATGAATATGCCAACCGTGTGTGCCTTGATTACCGTATTGTTGAAACCATGTTTCATGTATTTTAATTGATTTAAAACCAATTTTATTCACCATTTCTAACAGTTGATTATGAGAATATGGAAATACGTATTTAACCCAGGGTCTGTTAAAATCAGAAGCTTGGTCCCAATCTAGCTTATGAAAAACATCTTCAAATTCTATTTTGCTGTTTTTAGTTTTTGATTGATTAATTAGAGATAATAGGTTATTTTTAAGGTTTAAATGATTATTAAAGTGCGCCTTTAAAAGCGGGGTTCCTATGGAAAGATTCATAAAAATATGTACTATAGATTTTTTTAAAAAATTGTCTACTATAAATTTAAATGGTAAGTAAATAATATGCTACAGAAAATTAACATACAACCTGGAATCAATAAACAAGTCACAGCAACGGGCGGCGAGGGCCAATGGGTTGATGGTGACTATGTTCGTTTTAGATATGGCTCACCTGAAAAAATAGGTGGTTGGGCACAGTTAGGAGATATAACTTTAACCGGTAGAACAACTGCCATGCACCAATTTGTTAATTCAAGTGGTATTAAATATTCAGCACTAGGTACAAACAGAATTTTATATGTGTATTCAGGAGGCGCATTTTATGATATAACTCCTATTAAAGCTACAACAACATTAACAAATGCATTTACAACAACAAACGGAGACGCAACAGTCACGATCACGTTTGCATCTGATCATAATATTACTCAGTACGATATCATTAAGCTGGATAATTTTACCACTATTACCAATTCTGATTTTGGCTCTTCTGATTTTGATGATAACGTATTCATGGTTGCAACCGTCCCTACTTCAACAACGATTACAGTTGAAATGGGATCGAATGAATCAGGATCAGGAGCATCCACATCAGGTGGAATAAGAGTTCAACACTACTATTCGATTGGACCTTCAGTTGAAGAATCAGCTGCTGGTTGGGGATTAGGAGCATGGGGAGGTACTGCAGCAGGTGCAGTTACATCTACTTTAGATGGAGCATTAACAGATTCTTCCACAAGTATTGTACTTGATGATTCATCAGGATTTCCTGCTTCAGGAACAGTTTTAATAGATGATGAAAGAATTGTTTATACAACAAACACTACAGGTACTGGAACTTTATCAGGTTTAACTAGAGGATCAGATAACACAACAGCCGCATCACACTCTGATGCTGCTACTGTAACCAATGCATCTGATTATACTAAATGGGGTGCATCACAAACAGGTGATATTGTAACAGCTCCTGGTATTTGGTCATTAGATAATTTTGGTAATAAACTTATTGCAACTATTTCTGATGGTGCAACTTTTGAATGGGATTCTAATGCAACAGGTGCTACATCAACCAGAGCAACGACTGTATCCGGAGCACCAACAGCTTCACAGTTTACTTTAGTTTCTACACCGGATAGACACTTAGTTTGTTTTGGAACAGAAACTACAATTGGCACAACATCTACTCAAGATGATATGTATGTTAGATGGTCTTCACAAGAATCATTAACTACTTGGACTCCAACTTCAACTAATACTGCCGGTACACAAAGACTTGCAGATGGTACAAGAATTGTTGGAGCAATTAGAGGTCGTGATGCAATTTATATTTGGACTGATACAGCTTTATTTATTATGAAATTTGTTGGTCCACCATTTACTTTCTCGTTTCAACAAGTTGGAACTAACTGTGGATTAATTGGACAAAACGCTGCAGTTGAAGTTGATGGATCAGCTTACTGGATGTCAGAAAATGGTTTCTTTAGATACACTGGACAATTACAATCATTACCATGTTTAGTTGAAGACTATGTTTACGATGGCTTAGCAGATGTACCTAGACAACATATTTATGCAGGTTTAAATAATTTATTTGGTGAAGTCACATGGTTTTATCCAGGTAGTGGAGCTACAGCTAATTCTAGATCGGTTACATACAATTATATGGATTCGAGCAGCGAGCGGCCTATATGGACTATAAGTTCACTTGCAAGAAGTACTTGGGCAGATTCATCTATATTTGGTAAACCACATGGAACTGAATATGATTCAAGTGCTACAAGTGATTCAACAGTTGGCAACACCGATGGTGTTACAACTTATTATGAACATGAAACTGGAACTAATCAAATTAAAGCAGGCGCAACAACTGCTGTTCAAGCTAGTATTGAATCAGGAGATTTTGACTTAGACCAAAAAGGTTTAGGTGGAGACGGTGAATATATGATGAAAATTAGAAGAGTCATACCTGACTTTTTAACTCAAACTGGAGATGCAAGAGTTACATTAAACTTAAAAAATTATCCAACAGATGCACAAGCAAGTTCATCTTTAGGACCATTTACATCAACAACAACTACAACTAAAATAGATACCCGTGCTAGAGCTAGAGCAATAGCTTTAAAAGTAGATAATACTGGTTTAACTCAGCACTGGAAATTAGGTACTTTTAGATTAGATATACAACCGGATGGAAGAAGATAATGGCTAGAATTGTACAATCATTAACACAACCTACTGATAAATACGATCAAACAGTTCAACAATCATTTGTTAGAGATGTAGATAGTATTGTAACAAAATTAAACTCAACTTTTCAACAGGACTTAAAGGATGAATTACAAGCCTTTGATTTCTTTTTAGCATAATGGCAAATAGTTTCGTAAATAAAAAAGCAGATTTAACCAGTAATAGTGCAACGACACTATATACAGTGCCTTCTTTTTCTACTGCTGTTATTAAATCTATTATAGTATCTGAAGATTCAGGAAATGCTGATACAATTACAGTGACTTTAACTGATACTTCTGATAATGTATTCAGCCTTTTTAAAACAAAAGCAATATCGGCAAATGCCACAACAGAGCTGTTATCAGCACCTCTAGTCGCACAGGAGAGCGAAGTAATAAAGGTGACTGCAGCTACTGCAAATAGACTACATGTAGTCCTTTCAGCCTTAGAAATTAAGCCTAGAGAAGTTACAACATAGTCTTGATTTACGAGTAAAAAACAAGTAGATATATAAACTCAGGTGAAATCCCTGCCTTTTAAATTTAACAAACATTATGATAACAAGATCGAAAATGCGAAGACAATTATATAGAGGCGGCGGAATCGCCGGATTATACCCAAGACAGAAATACGGTATTGGTAGTTGGGTAAAAGAACGAGTCAGAAAATTAATTCCAAATGAACTAGCAGATGTTGCAGTTAAAGCTGCACCATTCGTTGCACCTTTTAATCCTGGTATTGCAGGATTGATGAGAGGCATAGGTAGATTTGATCAAAGAGGAAGTATAAGTGATGCACTTAAACAAGGCGCATTAACTTATGGTGGTGGACAATTAGCTAGACAATTAGGTGGAGCTGGCGTTCAAACAGATTTTCTTGGAACACCCGGAGATAGATTTAGAGATAGATTTACAACTCCTTTAAGTCAAGACAGAATGGAAGGATTAAGAAATTTATTTAAAGCTAGAGAAAAGACTGACGTTCCAGTTAAAAAATCTCAGGTTAAAGCCGGGGATTGGAGAGAAAACTTGCTACATACTTATAGCTCACCTGTTTCATCAGAACAATCAACAATTAAAAACATTTGGAATAAATGGCAAGGAATGTCTCCAGGATTGCGAACAGCAATCGTTGGTGTAGGTACCGGTGCATTAGCAGGTGTTGCTCAATGGTTTGAAAATCAAATACCACAAGAACAAGGTGAAAGTATGGAAGCTTATATGGCAAGAAGAAGCGCAATCGTTGGAGATTTAATGTTACAATATATGGACAATACTCGTGCCTTTGATGCAGAATGGACAGGTAAGACACTTGAACAGAAAAAAGAAGAAATAGCACGACTTAATAAAAATCAAGGTGGAAGAGTTGGGTATCAGACTGGTGGCATTAGTATGGCTAATACTCTTCAAGAAAATATTAGAAGAAATCAAGCTGCACAACAACAATTTTCAGAATCAATTGCTCCAACAAGAGAAGCTGTTTTACAAGGAATAAAAGCTGCATCAATAGCGGCTGCACCTAAAAGTCTTACAGGACCAACAACTAAACTTTATCATGGAACAACTAGAGCAGATCCATTTAGTGGAACTAAATTTTTTGCATCTCCTGATAAAGCAACAGCTGCACAATATGCAAGATCGGGAGTAGGGTATGGAAATCCTCTTTCTAAAGCTCCTGTTACAGGTAGAATTTTAGAAGCAGAAGTTCCTACATCTCAAGCACAGTCTTTGTTAAAAAAAGGACTTACAGGAACTAGAGAAACTGTTCTAGATCCTCAAGCAGCAAAAACTTTATTTGAAACAGGAAAAGGAACCTTAAAAGGAGCTGGGAGTCTTGCTACAAAAGCTGCGTTAGCAGGCACTAAAGCAATACCTTATGTAGGAGGAGCAGTTAGTTTAGCAGATGCTGCGTTAAGAGCTAAAGAAGGTGACTATATTGGAGCAGGTCTTGGAGCTGCAGGAGCAGTTCCTGTATTAGGATTACCTGCATTAGGAGCACAAGTAGTTTATGATCAACTTAGAGATCCTGATGCACGTACAACAGAAGAAATAGCTAGAGCTTCTCAATATGGAGACGGAGTAATTGGTGGAACAGAAGAGTTAGAGTTAGTACAAGAGGGAACAAATAAAGCTACTGGTTCTCCAGAATGGAGGGTAGTTAACGATCCGACACTTTGGGATAGTGAATTTTACAGAAACAATCCAGATCCATTTATTAAAGATCGTGATAGATGGGACGCTGCTTATGCAAAAGCGACAGGCGGTGGAAAAACACGTATATCTTCAGACGGTCAAATTGTAACAGATTTTGGAAATTGGGACCCAGGTAATACTTATCAAAAGTATGTAAGGGATATTCAACGTTACAGCGATTATGATGCAAGACCACTTGGAAAATTTTATGAGTATGGTCCAGAGTCTATGTATCCAAATTTAAGCGAGGATCGAATTGCAGAATTAAAAGAGCAAGAAAAAATTATGGCTCAATTATATGGAGCACCTGGAGGATTAGATCCAAGAGATAGACCAGGATATACAAACACAGGTTTTACACCAGCGTTAATGAACCAAGGCGGCAGAGTCGGTTTATACGCTGGAGGAAATGGAACACCATTACCAGAAGATCCAACTAAACCAATTAACCCTTGGGCAAAAGAAGGCATCAAGAGTCTAGATGCTGGTGCACCTGATATTACTTATGAAGGTAATAGACCTGCTAAAAAACAAGAAATGAAAATGGCCGGTCCTGATTGGTATATTAAAAGAATAGAAAATTTAATGTATAATTTTAATATGTCGTATGAAGAAGCTGGTGAAATAGCTTATGATAGTGATAAGTATTATGAAGTTATAGGACATGATCCTTATGCTAAAGGTCCAGTACTACCAAGTCCAGAAGATCCAATTAATCCTTTTGCACCTAAACCACAAGGACCAGTTTTACCTGATAAGATGATGGCAGCTAAAGGCGGAAGAATTAAACAACTATATGGAACAGGTCCAGCAGGATTACCAGGAATACCAAGAATGGCTCCTGATGGAATGGAATTTGATATGAGACAGAACGGCGGCTTTCAAGGACTAGGTGCTAAAGAAAAGAAAGATGATGTACCTGCTATGTTAGCTAAAAATGAATTTGTCTTCACTGCTGATGCTGTAAGAGGCGCAGGTGGAGGAGACATTGAATTAGGAGCACAAAGGATGTATGATACAATGAAAAATTTAGAGAGAAGGGTAGTATAATGGCTTGGGATACAGATAAAATAAAAAAAGATCTTGGTATAATAGCAAACCTTAATCCAATGACAAGGTTGATTAAAATGCTTATGGAGAGATATCGAATAACAGAAGAAGAAGCTATAGACATGATACAAAGAGGAGGACAAGGTCCAGAACTTGAGCCATTTAAACCAAGACAAATGCCAGAAGAAGAATTACCTAGACTACCTCAAGAATTACCTAGAAGACGTTCTCCTGATGCTGGAGAATGGTTGGACAGAGAAAGCTTTGAATATAAAAGAGAACCTTTTAACCCAAGAGGACCATTTCCTGAATATAAGAGAGAACCTTTTAACCTAAGAGGAGAAGGTGCTGAGTATGAACTTTTAAACAAAGGCGGAAGAGTAGGTTACCAAACAGGTGGAATAACAGAATCAAGAGTACTACCACCAGAATATATTGAAGCATTAGGTAAAACGTATGCAGCAGATCTTACAAGACAAGCTGGTATACCTAGCATTACTACAGCTACAGCTCAACAACCTGGTGAAACAGCTCAGCAATGGCAACAAAGACAAGGACAGGCACAACAATATGGAATTACAAAAGCTGGAATGGCTGAACTTGCACCGCAAGTAGCAGCACAAGATCCATATCAAGCAGCAGCTTATGCACAAGCAGTTGATCCAACAAAAGGACTTGGAGGCTATCAACCTTATTTAACGGCTGCAGGAACAGCAGCGACAGCAGCGGGTGGTTTAACAGGGCCTATGACAGGTGCGCAACTGGCAACTATTGACCCTACAACCGGTCAAACAGTTACACCTACTTTAGCTCCTGGAAGTTACATGTCGCCTTATCAACAACAAGTTATCGATGCGACTATGGCCGACTACGATGCACAAGCAGCTAAATCTAGATTAGGTTTAGGAGCACAAGCAGTAGCAGGTGGAGCGTATGGCGCAGGTCGTCATGGTATTGCAGAAGCAGAATTTGATGCATTAAGTAATAGAGGAAGAGCTGCTCAATTAGCTAATTTAAGAGCAGCAGGTTTCCAACAGGCGCAACAAGCAAGACAACAAGATTTACAAAATCAAATGGGTTTAAGTAATTTACAACAAGGCTTAGGTGGAACACAACAAGATTTCGCTAGAGCACAGATTGCAGGTCTAGGTACACTGGGTGCTACACAACAAGCACAAAACCAAGCAGTCCTTGATGCACAAAGACAATTTGCAACTATGGCAGTTCAAGAACCAATTCAAAGAACACAGATGTTAGGTTCTGGTGTAACAGGACTAATGGGTGGTATGGCAGATTATGGAACTACAATTGGACAAGCACCGGCAACACCTCAAAGCAGCCCACTAGCTACAGCACTAGGTGTTGGATTAACAGGAGCTGATATCTATAGTAGATTAATAAATAGGAAAAGTTAATGTCAAGAATATTAAAAAGACCAATGTTTAGAACGGGTGGTACTCCTAACGAGGGTATTATGCATGGACTGGTTAATCGTAGAAGTTATGATAATGGTTCAAAAGCTGAGCAATATGCAGATGAATATTACGGTATGCTTTCAAAATATAAACCACCTGCACCAAGATTTCCTATGGGTCAGATAGGTTTAAATTTAGTATCAGGTGAGTATGCAGGTGATGGTTTATTAGCGAACATTGCTGGATCAGCAAGAGAACCTTACTCACAATGGACTCAAGCAGACGATGCAACAAGAGGCATAGATTACCAAACAAAAATGACAGCTGCTAAGATGGGTATATCTAGAGCGGAAGCTGAAAGAATAGCTATGATAAAAGCTCAAAAAGATGCTAACAATATGCAAAAATTATATCCTTCTCAAAGAGCATTTGAAACTGAAAAAAATAAAAGAATAGAGTCAGCATCTAAATTAAAAAGTTTTGAAAAACCTAACGTCTATCAAAAATTTGCAGATGCAACTGCAGAATATGATGTCTTTATATTAAGAGGGTTAAGAGACAGTAATGATCCTAAAGCAAAAGAAATTTATGCAAATAGAGCGGGCGTAGGAGGTTTTGTTCCATTTAATATAAAAACACAAACGTTTGATTATTTGGCAATGAATCCTGGGAAGTACTATTACGACCCTGACAATAGAGTTTTTGTTCAAAGAATTCCTGATGATCCAAGTACTCCTGAAGATGAAAGTGGTTTTTTCCAATACGATCCATATACTTTTCAAAAAACTAAGCTTCCAGGAAAAGAATAAGGGGGTTTAAATGGTATTTGACCCATTTTCAGCGAAACCTTATGAGCGTGTAGATGATTCATCTAAAAAAGATTATGTAGATGCAGAAGCTAATCACGAGATATCACAATTTGAAGCTGCTTTAAATGGTATTGCTTCTGGTTTATTAAAAATACCTGAAGGATTTGTATCACTAGGTGCAGAGATTATGGATGCTACCGGCATGACAACTAATGCTGCAGCGAAAGTAGAACAAGTATTTGATAAAATAAATCCATTTGAAGAAATAGCCGAGCAGCGAGCAGCGGGTAAAATATTAGAAGCACTAGTATCTATTGGTATACCTGCAGGAGCAGGTGCAAAGATTGCAAGTAAACTTGCAACTAAAGCATTGCAAGCTAGGAAAGCTGGTACTTATGTAAACTTAAAAGGAAAGAATGTTAGAAAGGGAATGGAAAAAGTTTATAAATTAAATGATGCAGCAAGAGTACAACGTTTTGGTGCAGCAGTATTAGGTGGAGCAGCTGGAGAAACTTTAGTTGCTGATGTAGAAAACATAGGAACCATTGGTGATGCACTTGAATTTGGACCAACTCAATTAGAAGTAGATGCAGAAGTAGATTATGAAGGAGGAGTAGCTGAAGATTCACAAAAAGATGCAGTAAGAAAATTAGGCAACCGTCTTAAGTTTGGTGCAGACTCTATATTATATTTTCCATTTATATATGGCGGACTAAAAGCAGTAGGCAAAGTAGGAAAATACGGTAAGGATCTTGCATTAAGTTCTTCTAGAATAAATAAGAGTATAAATACAATGGCTTCTGCCGTAAGACCTACTTCAGATAAACCAACAGCAATGTTTCTAGGTAAAATGAGAGAAGCTTCTGGTAAAGCAGCTGATACAAATTTTGCGATAGAACAAGTTAAAAGAATAGATAAAGAAGTTAGTAAAATGTTTCCATCTATTAAAAGTTTTTTTAATGGAAGTAGAGAGTTAAATGCAGCTAAGAAAGAAGCTTTTTATAAAGATTTAAAAGAACTTATGTTTGAAGGTAAACTAACAGACAAAGTTGGTAATTCTGCAATATATAAAAAAATAAAAAAACAAATGACTGATGCAGGATTAAATGACAAGTCTCAAAATACAATTTTAGATGGTATATATAATACTAGAAAAAAATTTGCTAATCTTTTAGAAAGAATTCAAGAAGGAAGCACAGCTAAAGCAACACTACCAAAAGAAATGCAAAATACTGCAGGTCTTATGGGAGATAGGATGAAATTAATGTTAGGTAGTACTTATAAAATTTTTCAAAATCCCGTAGTAGATAATCTATCTTCCTATAAACCTGCGAAAGAACAAATTAATAAAGTAAAAGCTATACTTAAAAGACACGCAAATTTAAATGGTAGAGAATTAACTGAAGATCAATTGGACTATAGAATAAATGAAATATTAAAAAATGTTACAAAGTTTACTAAAGGTACACAACTACCTTCATTTAAAATGACTGATATTACTTTGGGTGCAAAAACTCCTGATGTTAGAAGAAACTTTCAAAGAATACTTACCAAAGAAACAGGTAAGGGAAAAACAAAACAAGTTACTACTCAAGTTATAGGCCCAGGAAGTAAAGCTTTTAGAGAATTATTTGGAGAAGTAGATGATGCAAGACAATCCATATTTAATGGAGTTGGATTATTGTCTACTATTGCTAGAAGAAGTGAACTTATAGATGATCTTTTAAAAACAAATGATGATGCAATTGCAAATAAAACAACGCAATTATTTTACTCAGATAAAAACGAAGCTATTAAACAATTAGGAGCAGGTGGCTTAAATGAAATTGTAGCTTTAGATGAATATTTAAAACCTATGTTTAAAGATGGTGTTTTATTAAATAGATTAAAAGGAATGTTTACAAATAAAGAAACCGCGGAAGCTTTTGATCCAGTTAATAGATTAAGTGATTGGTTTGTAGGACCAGAAAAAACAGGTTTTACCAAAGGAATGTCTACAGCTTATAAAAATTTATTTTTAGCACCTAAAGCAGGAGCACAAGTTGCAAAAACAGTATTATCACCAACAACTCACATGAGAAACTTTTTAAGTGCAACAGGTTTCTCCTTAGCTAATGGAACTTTATTTACTAACCCTAAATTATTTGCTGAAGCAGCAGCTACAGCAGCTAGAACCGTTCAACTAGGACTTCGTTCTCCTAAAGCAATGGAAGAATACCGAGAAATGCTAGAGTTAGGCGTGGTTAATTCTAATGTTAAGATGGGTGACTATATGAGTTTGTTAAAAGATATAGGTGCAGCTAGGGATGGATCTAATTTTGCTACAAGTATGTGGAATAATATGCTTAGAAAAATGGCAAGAATAGTAGAACCTGCTCAACAATTATATACTTTAGAAGATGATGTATTTAAAGTTTTTAACTTTAAAGTTGAAAAAGCAAGATTGGGCAATGCTTATGCAAAGGCAGGTATTAAAAAAACAGAACAAGAATTAAAAGAAGAAGTAGCAGATATTGTAAGAAACACTGTACCAAACTATGCATATGTTTCTGATATTGTTAAAGGTCTTCGTGCTACTCCTTGGTCTAACTTTGCATCTTTCCCGAGTGGCATTATGAATAGTGGTGTGGGTATAGGTAAAAGAATATTTAAAGAAATGCCACACTCTAAACCTACTAGAGGAAGCAACATGCTACCAGTAGTTTATGAAACAGGTAAAGGTTTTGTAAAAAATGATAACCCTCTTTGGGGAATTGGTTTTAAAAGATTACTTGGTTCTGCAACTGCTTTTGGAACATTAGGAATGGGAATAGGAGCTGGTTATAAAGCTATATTTGGTACAACTGATAAACAAGAAGCAGCATTAGAAAGATGGGTAGCTCCTTATGAAGTTGGAGATAAGAAATTTATTATAAAAGACGTAGATGATGAAGGAAACACTGTATACTATTATCAAAACTGGAGTAATAACAATGCTTATGATTATCTAGAAGCTCCTTTCAGGACGCTATTAAAAAGAGTTCAAGAAGGTATAGAAGGTGATGAAGTATTATCTAAAGGTTTTGTTAAAGGTATATCAGATGCTTTTGAAGATTTCAGAGAACCTTTTACTTCAGAATCAATTGCACCAGAGGCTATAATTGACCTTATAGTAAGAGGTGGTGTAACTGATACAGGTAGAAAACTTTGGACAGATCAAACTCCTTGGTACGATCAAGTAAGAATTGCAGGAGAGCACGTATTAAAAACTCAAATACCTTTTTCTCAATCACAAATGGCTAGAATATGGTATGCAAGTAAAGGTTTACCTGATCCAAGAGGAAATTTATATGAATTAGAAAAAGAACTGCAAGGTTTATATGGATGGAGACAAATTAAAATTGATCCAGTTAAGTCTTTAAGTTTTAAAATTACCAATTACAATACTGAAAAAAGAAATGCTACTAGAGAATTTACTGGTGGTGACTCTAAACTTTTAGCTGGTGGAATACATGACGCAGAAGAAATAGCTAGACAATTTTTTATAGCTAACAGAGCTTTATTTGAATCACAAAAAAACATGCACTTAGATTTAAAAGCAGCTAATGAATTTGAAGTTGAGGATGATCAACTAGCTGAAGTATTTGATAAAAGAGGTATACCTGGAAACGTGTACGGTCCTTTCTTTCAGGGCGTATTTAGACCTTATGTTCCTTCAGACAATATTATAGGAAAATTTTATGAAATAGATGAGAAGAATGGAACTAATTCTATAGAAACAGCTATGCCAATTATACAAAGTATGGTTGAGTCTTTTCAGGATTTAGATTTAAATAAACCTTTTGAGTTTAAACTAAGTGATTTTGGTATTAAGGACCCAGAAGAAGTAGAAGAACCAACAGGCTTTGATCCTTTTAAACAATCGCAACTACAAACTCCAGACGTAAACCCAGCATTAATGTCACAAGTATTACCAAGTACTGACACTATGCAAACCGGCTTGACGCCTACAGAACAAGCGTTGCTTTCTAATGAAGAAAAAGCTATAAGACTTAGACAAAGGGGAATGACAACATAATGGTTCAAAAATATACATCTCTATATAAGGACGATCCAATAGCTGCAGAGCTAGAGGCGGGAATCCAAGGGACTGATGTATACCAAGGAAGTCCTTATGTCTTAGCTAATGTACCTGGATTTGAAGGAGTTCGATACGCAACTCCGGATTACAATAGATACCAAGATTTATACGGCCTTTACATGGGCGGTGGATTCGATGCTGCACAAGATGATTTCCCTATTCAAGCAGGAGATATTACAGGTGGACAAATAATTGATACCGGAGCTGGAGACGCTTCATCTATAGGTACTATACCTCTTGATCAAACTGGTGTTACAGGAGTTAATACTCCTTTCGAACAAAATTTAATTGATCAAGGTGCAGGAGTACAAATAGCACCGGGTCAACCTGTTGTAGCTCCAGGCGAGATGCCAGTTACACAAGCAGAGATGGATGAGTTTAATAGAATACCAGTATCAACAGATTATGTAGATCCATATACAAGTCTTGGAGAAGAAGAAGGAAGATTAACTTACGCAGAGCAACTGCAACAATTACAAGATGAACAAGCTTTAACTAATTTAGAACGAGCTAGAACTGGACAGTCTAATGTTCCAACTTATATTGGTGGAGAAAGAACCTTAGAAGATACAGGAGCAGGTATAGATGACATGTATGCAACGGATTATTCAGGAGAACCATATGACGATCTAATGGATTATGATGAACATTACGATATGGTAGAGCCAACTTCACAAAAAAATATCTTAGCAAATAAACAACTTGCTTTAGAAAACAGAGGTTTAGATGATGTAACCTTTGACGAGTTAGATAGTCATTATAATCAAAATTTAGAAACTGCACCAGAATACTCTGTAACTAGACCAGCAGGAATTGATGCATCTATGACAGCGCCACAAACTACAGATTTTCCTGATCAAGTAGATTTTGATCAAGGTTTTATAGACGCAGGAGATTTTTCAGCTCCAGGAACGTTAGCTGATCCAGCGGAAAAACAAGATATTGAAAGTCTTCCCGCTCAAGAACAAAATAATCTTTTATCTGATATAGCAAATCAATTAGGTGGAATTTGGGATAACACAAGTAAGACAATAGAAATAGCAGGACAAAAAATAAATCCTTTTGTTGCAGGAGTTAAAGGTGCAATAAATAAATATATTTTTGGTGGTTTCCCTGCAACTCTTATATTCGATGCACTAGGTGCTATGGGTATTGAACCTGGATATTCAGATCAAACAAAAGCAGCTCAATACATTGGTCTTGCAAAAGAAGGTGAAACTCAAGACATATATGGAATTAATACACAATCTATGTTTGGAGACTATGATCAATACAATATAGATAGAGTTGAAGAATTGGAAGATATAGTAGCTGATCAATTATCAAGAGGTAAAACTAACACAATACAAATGCGAGAATTAGAAGATAGAAAATCTTATAATCGTATGGCTTCAGGAGATATTGATGATGATCCAACAGGCGATGCTCAGATAGCAGAAGAGATTGCATTACAAGACAGAATAGACGCTGGTATTGAAGCAGCTGATGAAGAACCAGGACCAAGCGGAGACAGACCACAAGGAGTTGACGCTGGAACTGCTGACATTCAAGATTATGCTGATATTTATGAACCACCGGCACCAGTAGCCACAGTAACTTACTCTCAACCTAGTCATCATGGAAATGGTGGCGGTAATGGAAGAGGAGGCTCGCAGCAAGCAACTTCTGGTGGTGGATTTTCAAGCGGCTGGGGAGGCGGCTGGGGCTGGTCCAAAGGTGGAATAGTGAGTTTAAAAAATGCCAAAAGGTAGCGCTTTACAAAGAATAGAATCACACGAAAAGCTTTGCAGGATTATGCAGAAACTAACACATAAAAAAATTCATTCAATAGAAGAACGAGTAAAGAGACTCGAGAAAATATTGTTAACATGTTCAGGAGCATTAATTGCTGGCATGGCTTTTCTAATCTACAC